CAAGCCTTACCGGCTGTCTTCAGTGCAGGAAGGCGACCACGCAGGGCAGACGCTGCTGACGGTGGCAACGGACTTCTGGGAGACAGATTTGCAGGCCCGCTTGGACGACCGGACGCCAGCAGATCCGGAAAGCCTCAGCATCTGCGCCGGGGCGGATCGAGACATGGAATTCCTTGAGCAACTCTGCAACGCCACGCTCGGCGACAAAGTTGACACCCGCGGCAACGCCAAACTGCTCTGGGTGAAGAAAAACGAAGGCGCACCAAACGACTTTCGCGACGCCATTCGCTACGGGCTGGCGTTGGCGGTATGCTACGCAGAAGAGAACGGCGGCTTCCCCGCCAGATCCGAAATCAAAACTCAAAGGACCGTGGTAAATGCAGGCGAGACACGAAGCGACGGGAGGCCCTGGATTGAGTAAGCCACAAAAGCAACGGCCAGCAGCCGCAACCGCTCAACAACAGCAGCGACCTGCAATCGACCTTCCGCCGACCACGCAGGGCGAGGAAATCGAGGTGCACCGACGCTGCCCGATTTGCTGGGAAGGGCGTGGCGGCTATGGGCTGGCCTATTCCACGCAAGGCAAAACCCGGTACTACCGCTGTTGCAAGAGCACAAAACCCGGGCTTGGGCCGTGCGGGCATACGTGGACTGTCCGCGTGCAACTTGAGACCATCGTGATACAGCACCGCGTAGTGAGTGTCGACGGTCAGCGGTGACCACTGGTAAAGCTGGTATGTGATTGCGTCGGCACTGCTGCACAATCCGCACCATGCCATCACCTCAAGAAATTTTAGATGCGACAGAGCAGGCCATCATCGACTGCCTGAAGGCGCAGGATTACTCCATCGCCGGACGCCGGAAACAGATGGCGCAGCTCCGCGACCTGCGCGAACTTCGTCAGCAGCTCAAAGACGAAATCAGCGCTGGCAACACCAGCAGCGGCGGCATGGCAACCCTTCTTTCGCTCGGGGAGCCTTCGCTGTGAACATCCTCGATCGCGTCATTGGTTTTTTCAGCCCTGAGGCTGGCGTCAGACGTGCAGCGGCTCGGGCAAGTCTGCAACAGATCAACCAATTGATCGGCACACCGAACGGTCCTTACGCGGCCGCAAATCGTCACCGACTTAACGCCCGCAACCGAATTGTCTGGCGCGAAAACGACGTTGACACGTCACGGGCGCAAAGCCTGCGAGCGGATTCGTGGCAGTTGTACCGAGACAACCCAAACGCCCGCAAGGTGGTTCGCACGATTGTTGCAAAAACCATCGGCAGGCATGGCATGCAGCCTGAATCGTTGGCGATGAATGCCGACGGCACGGCCAATATCGCGTTCCGCGAAAAGGCACAAGAGTTGTGGGCTCGGATTCAATCGGGCTTCGACCTTCGGGGGCTTCCGGGCAAGGGTGGTCAGACGTTCGCTGGGCTGCAGAAACTGGCTCTGCGAAACGTGATTCTCAGCGGCGACGTTCTTTACCGCTTGCAGCCGATCAGCGAGCAAAAACAGCAAGCCCACGACCTGCCTGTGCCGGTTGCCCTGCAGCTGATTGACACCTGCCGACTGGCAGACGAATCCGAACTGGTGGCCGAAGCGGTCCCCGAAGGCAACACGGTTTTCCGCGGTGTTGAATTGAGTGAACTCGGCGAGCGCGTGGCCTATCATATTCGCGTTCAGCCACCCTACGCCTCAGCAAATCAGACGGGCGCCGTGAAGCGGTTTGGAATCGCAGAGATCGGGCACTTGTACATCGAGGACGACATCGACCAACTCCGCGGTCTTCCGTGGTTTGCTGCCGCACTTATCAACATGCGGGACACCAGCGACCTGAACTACAACGTCCTCAAAGCCTCGGCAATGGCGGCGTGTTTCGTTGGATCATACAGCAAGCCTACCGGGGCAACTCGCGTGGGTCTTTCGCAGTCTGCAACATCTGTCCACACATCAGCAGACGGCTCCGACCTTACCGACGCGGACGGCAACACGATCACGAAAATACAACCTGCCATGCTCATCAACACGGGCAAGGATGGAAAGTTCGAGCTGCACAGTCCGAATCAGCCCAACATGAATCCGGAGGGCTTCGTTCAGCATCTGCAACGGCAAACCGCCGGGGCAATGCCGGGCGTGAAGTCTTCGACGATCACCGGCGACTACCGCAACAGTTCATTCAGCAGTGAGCGGTCAGCGGACAACGACGCATGGCCGGAATTGCATGACGTGCAGGAGTGGTTTGCGTCATCATTCTGTCAGCCGATCTACGAAAGCCTCATTCGGGCTGCAGTGCTGGCCGGATTCTTCGACGGAATCATTTCCGCGGCCGAGTTTCAGGCCAATCCCGGGCGGTTTTCTGCAGCAAACTGGCAGGGTCCGGTGGCTCTCTCGATCAATCCAACAGACGACGCGAAAGCCGCTTCACTCCGCATCAAAGGCGGCTTGTCGAGCCTCCAGATGGAGTGTGCAAAACAGAATGTGAACTGGCGGACAGTCATTGACAACATCGCAGAAATGCGTGAGGTGGCAGCGGCCAGAGACATCCCGGAAGTCGTGGTAAACAACATCCTCGGCGTTGACCCGCAAGCGGTCACCGCTGAAGCAGCATTGGAGGCAGCGCAGAATGTCTAAGCGTTCACAGGCACTTGCAAGACCGATGGCAGATCCCGGCTTTCGGTCGCTCGAAGTCCGCGCAAAATCATTCAAAGAAGACGAACGCAGCGTCGAGGCAGTTATCAGCACTGAGGCCCCCGTGCTCATGCCAGACTGGTCTCGCGGTGAGATGGTGCCTGAGGTGCTGCTGGCCCGTGGGGCAGAGTTTCCGAAGAGCCGCCAGATCCCATTTCTCGATTCGCACAACCGATCCAGCATCAAAGACCAGCTCGGCAGCGCTCGAAACATCACCGTCAACGACGGCAACATCACCGCGACGTTGATGTTCAGCAAAGCCGCCCAGGCCGAAGACGCGATGGCTGGCGTTCGCGAAGGGCACATCACAGACGTGAGTGTGGGCTATGACGTTCTCAAGCGCACTTACATCGCTGAGGGGCAAACCAAAACAATCTCCGGCCGTGAATTTACAGGGCCGGTCAACGTTGTGACGAAGTGGCGACTGCGGGAAGTCTCGTTGACTCCCATTGGTGCAGACGCTCAGGCAAAGCTGCGAGGGCTCGACCCGGCAGCGGTCAGGTTTTCGCATGAAGAGGGATTTGAGATGAATCAGGAACTCCGCGCTTTGCTGGTGTCGCGTGGCATGCCAGCCGAATTCAACGATGAGCAGGCTCAGCGGTGGCTCATCGACAGCGCCGACAAGTTGGCAGCATCCAAAACGCCACCGGAACCAACCCGCGCAGCTCCTCCGCAACAGCCTGCTTCGGCTCTCAGTGCTGAGGATGTCGCTCGCATGATCGCCGACGGCACCCGCAAGGCGATTGAGGCGCAGCAGCAGGCCCGCATGGCATTCGAGGCTGAAGCTCGTGGGCTCTGTGAACTTGCCGACATGGCGGACGAATTCGACGCTGTTCGCAACCTCGGCGACGTGGCGGCTGTTCGTGAACACCTGAAGAAGCGCAAAGCCGAACAGGCCGCGACAATTCCATTCGGTGGCGTGCGAGTCAGCAGCACCGGGTTTGACCGGCTTCGTAATGACCTTCACGCCACGCTGCTGACCCGTGCGGCAGAATCCTCGCTCAACGGCAACGAAGCGAAAATCAGCCAGCATGTCACCGCCGAACAGCGGAAAGCTGCTGCCCCGTTTCGCCATGCCACACTGTTGGACATGGCGACCGAATACGTTCGCGGCCTGGGTATCAACGTTCTCGGTTTGACCCGCGAACAGATCGCACAGTGTGCCATGTTTGGCCCGTCCGTGGCAGGCATTCGCAGCGTCCGCACTGACGTGCCATTTCACACCACGGGCAACTTCGCCAACCTCACGCTGGACGCCATCAACAAAAGCATGATGGTGGGCTACACCGAAGTACCCGCGACGTGGCGCGGCCCCATGCGTCAGGGCGATTCGGTCCCAGACTTCAAGACGATTCACCGTCTTCGCCTTGGCGGCATTCCGAATCTGCCAGTGTGGAATGATGCGGCAGATCCGGACAAAGCCAGCATGGCAGATGCTCGCGAATTCTATGCGGTCGAGTGTCGCTCGGTTGGCGTCGATTTCTCCTACAAGCTCATCATCAACGACGACATGTCTGCCCTGACCCGCGTTCCGCTTGCTCTCGGCGACGCTGCAGCTCGCACGGTCAACGCGGTGGCGTGGTCGCAGATCACGAGCAACCCACTGATGAGCGACGGCGTAGAGCTGTTTTCCGCGGCATCTGGCGCGCGAAAACAAAAAAACCTCGAAACGGGATCTGTCACCAATTACACCACCGCCATCAATCTGCTCACGCAGAACATGATGACGATGCGAGGCGAAAACACGCCAGAGGGCGGGCAGGGGCCGGACATCCTTGGGCTGATGCCGACCTACATCGTGGTGCCCGCCGCCCTTCGTGCAACCATTCTTACGCTGTTGCAGTCTACCGCGGACCCCTACGGCGCTCAGTCTGGCATTGCCAACATCAACCGCAACCTCAACCTGATCGTCGAACCGCTGCTGGACGCGAACAGCACGACGGCCTGGTATCTGTTCGCCGAACCGCGACGAATCGACACAGTCGAAATCACTTTCCTGCAAGGACAGGAAACACCTCAGATTCGCTCGGCGATGTCTGAGGAAAAGTTGTCCATGACCTACTACGTGCTGCAGTCGTTTGGCGCGAAACCGCTGAACCATCGCGGCATTCAAAAACACGCCGGAGCCTAATCTGGCACCGGCTGACGAACACGGGGGTGGCGCTGTGCTGCCCCCGATTTTGCCGAACTGATCGGCGAATAGCACAGTCCCTGAATAAGGGCATCAGAAAGGCGTTCAGATGGTTACTCGTGGCACAAAACTCTGGCAGGATCTCTTTGACCGGGCTCAGGAATTCGCTGCAACCCCGGGCATGAACGGCTGGACGGTAAGCGATACAAGCGCGGCTGGCACGCCGACCTACCTCGCAATCACCGAAGACGGCGGCGCGGCAAAACTGACGCTCGCCAGCAACAGCGAAGCGGAGGAAGTCACGCTCTTCCATAACGACGTGTTGGCCTTCGACATTCGCAACATCAAGTACGCGAAATTTGTCGCGAAGGTGGCGGATATTGACGCCGTGACGACGCTCTGCTTCGGTCTCGCGTCAGCGCGAAACGCAACCCCCGACAGCGTGGCAGTCAACGCGTGGTTCCGCATGCAGGGCAGCGCCTCGCTCACCAACATCGTGGTTGAGTCTGACGACGCAACCACCGACAATGATGACAAGGCAACCGGGCAGACGCTGGCCGCCGTCTACAAGACCTTCGTGATCGACTTCACCAACGGCCTCAAGGACGTGCGGTTTTTCATCGAGGGCGAACGCGTAGCGGCGGGCACTACGTTTGACTTGTCCGCAGTTGCGGCCGGCCAGAACGTCCAGCCCTATGTTACTCTTCAGAAGGCTTCCGGCACCGGCACCCCGTCGGTTACGATTGCCCTCGTCGAAATCGCCTACAGCTACTCTTACGGTGTCTGAGCATGTCTCTGCGTGATCTCATTGCCAGCGATGTTGCCGACGTGTTTCTTGCCCTCGATGATTTCGCGGTCCAAGTGCGGCGCTACGTCAACGGCAATGAGTCAGAGCAGCAGATCCTGACAGGCATCGTGACGTGGTTCCCCACAGAACCAACAGAGGAGCGAGGCCGCGGCACTCGACGCCGCGGTGAGATCATCTTCAGCAGCTCCGCGACCGTGACGGTGCACGACGCTTTCCGGATCGGCGCGGATCGTGCTGAGGTTGAGGCAGTGAGCCAAAGGCAGGATGGGGCACTTGTGGTGAGCATCACGCAAACCATTCCGGAAATGCGCGGCGGCAAGACTCTGCGAACAGGGGATCTGTGATGGCACGCCTCGACGTTCTGGGATTGCTCACAAACGCTCGGACCATGCTGGCGGGGCTTACTGCCTGGCAGTCCATTTGCGGCGTGACAACCTCAGCAGAGGCGTCAGAGCGAATCTACCTCGGCGGCGTTGTTGCGGCGCCAGAGGAGGCGCTGGCGCCAATTTGCTGGCTCGATATCGACCCGACGAGTTTCGATTGGCAGGGCACAGCTCGGGGTCGGGTGACAGTCGAGGCTCGCTTTGAAATTGCCGTGCCAGAGGACAAAATCGCAGACTATTCACAGCAGTTTTCATGGGTCTGGCAGCAAGTGTCGGCACTGCTGGCGGACATCAACGGGGCCGTAAACGGCAGTGGGCAGTTGATGCTGCGGAATATCACAATGCCCATGCGGCCGGGGCCGATCGATCCAGACGACAATGACGGGCGGACAGATTGGATGTTGCAGCTTGGGCTGGTGGTTGAGGTGGTTTGATGCTGAAGCTGGAACTGCAAATCACGAGGGCGAATCTAACCTCGCGAATGCACGCAAAACTAATGCGGGAAATCAATCGACACGTTGCACAGGAGCACGCGGACAAGCGAATTCGACAGCACTTTGATGAGCGAGCTTACCAAAAATACAAGGCACGCAAACGCAAAGAAAACTACGATGCGTGGAAACAGCGAAAATTCGGACACAAGCGGCCGAACTATCGCACTGGAACGCTGTACAGAAACTTGCGGAAGAAAGTGACAGCAACGCAGTACGGTGCACGGCTGGTCATGCGAAGCCGGCTCATAAAATTCATTCCAGAAGATGAATTCAGCAAGATGGGGCCAGCACAGCGGGCGAAGGTTTCAGCAAAGCGAAACCGGCGACTCGCAAAATGGCAAAAGGACGAAATAGCAGTCGTCACAAAGATGGAAATTCGCGAAGACCGGTTGACAATGGCTCGCATGTACAAGAGAGGGGCAGGCAGCCCCGAATACAAACGCAAACGCTCAAAAAGGACTAAGAAATAATGGCCGTTTTCACCTTAGCGGATTTCATCTTCGGCGCCGCCACGATTCGGCAAATCACCGCGGCCGACCACCGGACAAATCAGGAGCACCGAAAGGCTATGACCTCCGGCGGGGCGACCATTT